CGCCTGCCCGGCGAGCTTCTCTCCTTAGTCCGGAGAGATCCCCACAGTAAGACTGTGGCTACCTAGACTTAGTTTGGCACCTACGACCTATTTGGGTCGTAGCGAAAGCAAACATCAGCTCCGCGAGCGGAGTACAGCAAGACATGCGTTCTTTTGCATTGTCTTGGTACTAGCTCACCGAAGTGTAACACGTCCTGAACCCATTACGCTGCGAATGGTACGAAGTGCACGGAGGCCCTAGTATCCAACCTATACCTCGGCAAAAGTGTAAGCAGCAAGCTTCGCTTGCCACTGAACTTCCGAGAGGGGAAGGTCCCGTGAGGGGAAGCGCACGAGATGCGTCCTTCCAACAGATGTACAAAGATGATGAAAACAAGAACGACATTCTGTTTTGTCATTTTAATACATCCGCTGTTGTCTTGCCTAAGAAATATATGGAGAAAACAAAGAATCTCCATGGTTTTCTTAGGAATAGTGGACTATCAATGTTACCTGCAACGCATCGCGTTGCATCGCGGACCTCTCCATGCTGCAAAGCATGGTAAGGAACTATACCAGCGCGCTAAATGCTGGGTATGTCGGTGTTCTGTCCCTGCGCAGTCTACGCAGTGGTTCAAAACCTCCGTTTCCGGTGTTCTCCCACGGCGGCTATACCGCCTTGATAGGTTACTGCGGAAGAAGTCCCTTTTTTGTAAGATCCTCGTTCTGACGATCCTTCAACTTTATCGGACCATATCTCACCCTGCCAAACCTTCGTATAAGGCCGCTTTAACGCCTTATACGGGATACTTTAATTCTGCACCTAGCCTGAGAATGGCTTTGTACAGGTTGTACTCCAGATATGGACTTGGTCGGTTGAAACCGAAGGTTCCTTCCGATTTTCTCTGTCCTTGGCTAAGCTCAAGTGGCGTCCACTCCTGCCCCAACATCGTTGGTGCAGCAGCAGATGCCCACTTGTTGCTCTCCGAAAAGTATAAAGAGCTTTTCTCCCACCTTTGTGTGTTTGTCAAACACCTTAAGGGCGAGAACTATTTGAAGGAGTTCCGCAGACTGCTGGAACTCTCTTCCACCGTGTACGTGCACGCGAAGACGGATCTTCGCTTCACGGACGTGGTTGCTCGTTACCTCTTCTTGTCTGAAGGAGGGGGGAAGACTCGTGCCGTTACGCCTATCAACTACTTTGTTCAAGCGGTCGCGAAGCCGTTTCATGATTATTTCATGGAACTTCTTCGACTGATCCCGATGGACTGTTCATTCGATGAGGCTGCGGGCATAGAGCGTATCCGCGCATGGTCAGCAGAGGGTATGATCCTTTCGTCTATTGATCTCAGTGAGGCAACTGATCGTGCTCCACGTAAGTGGATGCGGTTCGTAGTGGCCTTCTTCCTTGGCGAACGCTTCGCGGACGCTTGGGAAGGGGTCATGTCGATCCCGATCCGATTCGGTAAGACGCGTATGAGTGAGCGGTGTTTCGCAACCGGTGCGCCAATGGGCATTTACTGCCTGTGGCCAGTGTTCGCACTGTTTCATCACGCGGTTATTCAACTTGCAGCGCTTCGTGCTGGGTATTCCTTCTTTACTGGATATGTGATTAGGGGTGACGACGTCGTCATCAACGATCCTCGCGTCGCGCGCATCTACCTCGAGCTCCTTAACGAATTTGGTTTGGAGTTTTCTCCATCCAAAACATTCTATAAGGAACGCGGGGTGGTAGAGTTTGCTAAGCGTAATTTTGTCTTTGGAGTAGACGTGTCTCCTTTCTCAGTTTTACAACTGAAAGCTGGGGCCATGACTGACCCGTTTGTCCTTCCTGCCATACTAAAACGGTATGTAAATCTATTTCCGGACTATATACGAGAGAAGATAACCTCCTCTGTTTTGTCATATTTCGTTCGTTCACCTAAGGCATTCCGTTACCTTGATGCTTATCTATCGTATCCAGCTAGTGAGAGGCTGCGTTCGCAGCTTCCCGACCACTGGCGCGTTGGTAGGTATGAGGCACTCATTGATGCCCCCGAATGGATAGCTGAAGCGGACAGATTCGCTTCAGAATGCGTGGCTAAAGTCATGTCTGCTGATCTTCGTAAGTTGATGAAGACTCAGTTAGACGACCTCTGTGACCGTATTGGTCTGAAGGATGACCTGCCCCTACCGCCTTTCACCCTGTTCCATTGCCACCCACTATTGAGTAGGTATATCCTTTTGGCCAAGGAACTTAATTCGCTGAAAGTCGAGCATCTTTTCCTCGACTCTCCGCAGTTCATACCATCAAAAACCCTAGAAGTCATACTCCAACTTGACAAGTTTGGAAGCAAGGCTATGGGGCGCTCGCGCCTAAATAACCGGAGGTGGTTCACCTCGAAGTACATGGCCCAACGGTCCATGTTCTTCTTCGTGAGGCTCCGCACCGACATATGGTTCGTGATATAAACTATTACGACTCTCTTCGAGAGAAGGG